AATTTATTCTTTAATGAAAGAAAACATTGGTTATAAGCAAAAACATAAAGGCTTACCATCTATGCCGGATCTAAAAAAATTTTCTCTGGATGATTTAATAAAGAATTACGGGTTACTTACTAAAGACCCTTGGAAAAAAGCCCTAAGCAAGATACCCTTGAAAACTAAAATCTATATAGACACAGCTTTAAGAAAAAAAGAAGATATTTATTCTCCTAGAGTTAAAATATCTACAGTGCACGGAGCAAAAGGATCGGAATGCGATAACGTTATAATGTTTACAGATTTATCTAGAGAGGCGGAAAAACAATATTATTTAAATTCAGATGATTTAACTCGTGTTATGTATGTAGGTGCAACACGAGCAAAAAGAGCCTTACATATAATAACACCACAAACAACGAGAGGATTTTTAGTGTGACAAAATTAAATATTGTGCGAGACGAGAGTACAGTAGATAAAATTATACAATTCTGTGAAAATACCGACCCAGCCAGATATAATGTGATGGCTGTTTATGGACAAGCAGGAACAGGGAAAACAACAATGTTAAAAAAGGTATCAGAATGTTTAAGACAAAAATTTAATATAGCGGCACCTACTGGCATAGCGGCTTCTAGAATAGAACAAATGGGTATTAAGTCCTTTTTAGCCGATGAACCAAAAACCATTCACAGGTTATTAGAGTACACTAAAGGAGAGAAAGACGAATATGGCGAATATATAAAAGGAAAAGAACCTGGACCCAAACGAAACAAATATAATCCTTTAGAAAACCATATCACTCTAATAGATGAAGCAAGTATGTTGGGAAGAGAACTGTATAGAAATTTAATAAACGCAATGCCGTATTCTTATAAAATAGTATTATTTGGAGATGAAAGACAACTACCTCCTGCTCAAGAAAAAGGAAATAGTGTTTTTCTAGATCTATTAAATGACTACGACGCACTTAAAATAGAATTAACTAAAGTCCATAGACAAGAAGAAGGAGGAGGTATAAAAAGCAACGCTCATGCAATAAACAGAGGAGAAATACCTAAAGACAATGGAAAAGATTTTATTGTAAAAGATCTCCCTCTTATGCGAAATTCAAACGTTTTTTTCAAAGATATTTCAAAACATATTAATATTAATGATTATATAGAATCAAATTATCAAGTTATATGCCCAACGAACGCATACTGTTCTAAACTAAATAAGTTTTTTCAAGAAAGATTTTCAGAAAATGATCCAAATAAAAACTATATAAACTGTACTTTTTCCGACGGAGGTAGAGGAAGATTATACGAGGGAGATAAAATAGTGTTTACAGAAAACTATTACGATTTAGGCTTTTATAACGGCAACACTGGGCATGTCAAAGAGATAATATACAATAATGTTATTTATTTTAGACTAGAAGGGTCCAATAAAACTATAACATACCCCATACCAAAAATGAAAAAAAACCAAAAACATCCTAGATTAAAAATACTTCTTGGTTATGTTGTTACAACTCACAAGACTCAATCAAAAGAATATGAAGAGATCCTTGCTATATATGCAAATGACATATGGGGAGCAGGAAATAGAAGAAACTTATACACAGCGGTAACCAGAGCAAAGAAAAAATCTTTGTTATTGGCCGAAAAATACAAACTACCAGAGATAATTAAAAATAATGGTTTTTAACATGAGTGTATCAGACAAAATAAATAAATATATTGACGAAGGCTTAACGAAAAAAAACAAAGAAGAAAAAGCACGTGAATATCTTGGCGCAAGTATATTAGGCTACCCCTGTGGTAGAAAAATACAATACATGTGGAAAAATACCCCAAGAGATGCTGTAAGAGAATTATCCGGTAAAATTTTACGTATATTTAAGATGGGTGATAAATATGAAGAACTGGCTATTGGGTGGTTAGAACAAGCAGGTTTTAAATTAGAAACAAGAAATAAAGACGGCAAACAACTAGGCTTCACGGCGGTGGATAACAGTGTAAAAGGACACATAGACGGTAAAATTATAGATGGACCAAAAGATATTTCATATCCAAGACTGTGGGAATGCAAAAGTATGAATGTAAAAAAGTTTTCTTATTTTCAAACTATGGGTGTTGAAAATTCTCATCCTCCGTACTATTCTCAAGTTCAATTTTATATGCATATGCTAGATTTAAAAAACAACCCTTGCTATACTAACAGGAGTGAATAAAGAAAACGGGGATATGCATCATCAAGAAATAAAATATAATAAAACACACTGCGAGGAACTTATAAATAAAGCAAAAGAAATTGTTGAGAAAACAAATAAAAAAGAACTCATGCCAAGAGCATTTGACACCAGAGATGGTTTTGAATGCAGGTATTGTGACTGGCAGGACAGGTGTTGGAGGGCTGAATGAATAATCCCTTGAATAAACAAATAGGCGGCAAACATTATAAAGTATGGAAGAAACAACCTGTTAAATTTATTAGAGAAAATAAACTCGGATTTATATTTGGAGTAATGATTAAATATATTATGCGTATAGCTAGTGACACAACAGACACACAAAAAAAAATTGAAGATTTAGATAAAATAATTCATTACGCAGAAATTGAGAAAGATTTTTTAGAGGAAGAAAAACATATGAACGACATTGCTAACAACCTTCCTCATGCAGGGCAGCTCAATGAAACGAAAAAATAATTTCCTATACAAGCCTCCATCTGAATGGATGCCACCAGAGCGATTTCCTAATTTAAAAGAAGCAGAACTTATAGCCGTAGATTTAGAAACCAGAGACCCTAATCTTATGAAAATGGGACCGGGCTGGGCTAGAGGAGATGGTAACATTGTTGGAATATCAATGGCACATGGAGAAAAATCTTGGTATTTTCCTTTTGGTCATGGCGGCGGATATAATTTAAGTGAAAATGTTGTTAAGAAATGGGCTAAAGAAATTCTGGAAAATCCTAATATAGATAAAGTATTTCACAACGCACCTTACGATGTAGGTTGGCTTCGTTGGTGGGGAATCAATGTGAAAGGAACAATCTACGATACAATGATTGCAGCACCACTTGTAGATGAAAACAGATACAGTTACACACTAGATTCATTAAGCAGAGATTTTATGGATGAAAGGAAAGACGAGAGACTGCTCCGAGAAGTTGCAGAAGAATGGGGGCTAGATCATAAAGCGGACATGTGGAGATTACCCTCACAATATGTTGGTGCTTACGCAGAACAGGACGCACGCCTAACGTTTAAATTATGGCAACATATGCAGATAGAAATGAACAGGCAGGATCTATGGTCTATCTTTGATTTAGAAACCGAATTACAAAAGCTGTTAATAGATATGAGATGGAAAGGAGTAAGAGTAAATGTAGAAGGAGCGGAAAGTTTAAAAGAAGAATTAAAAGAAAAAGAAAAAATGATACAGCAAAAAATAAAACTAGCCTCTGGATTAGATGTAGAGATATGGGCAGCAGCATCCGTGGCGAAAGCATTTGATAAACTAAAGATAGAATATAATAGAACACCTACTGGTAAGCCAAGTTTCACAAAGAATTTTTTACATCATCATCCCCATCCTTTTGCCCAGCTTATTGTAGAATGCAGAGAGACTAATAAAGCACATACCACATTCATTGATACAATATTAAAACATAATCACAAAGGACGCATACACGCTGAGATTCATCAGCTAAGATCCGATATGGGTGGAACAGTAACCGGTAGAATGAGCTACGCGAACCCTAATCTACAGCAGGTTCCTGCAAGGAACAAGGATATTGGACCACGGATCAGGAGTTTATTTATACCGGAAGAAGGCTGTAAATGGGTTAGTTTTGATTACAATCAACAAGAACCACGGCTCGTGGTTCATTATGCTTCCTTGTCCGGACTAGACGGGGTTGAAGAGTTCGTAGAAAATTATAGAAAAGAAACAGACTTTCATAATCTTGTAGCAAAAATGGCTAACATACCCAGATCTACCGCTAAAACAATTAATCTAGGATTATTTTATGGTATGGGAAAAGGAAAGCTAATGGATGAATTAAATCTCAATAAAGTAGAGGCAGAAGAATTATTTGAGCAATACCACAGCAGAGTTCCTTTTGTAAGACAACTGGCAACATCTGTTTCTAAAAAAGCATCAGATACAGGAGTTGTAAGAACACTGCTTGGAAGACGTTGCAGGTTTCCTTTATGGGAACCAGCTGCCTTTGGTATTCATAAACCTATGTCTTACGAGGATGCCAGAAGAGAATACGGACCAGGAATAAGAAGAGCTTTTACATATAAAGCATTAAATAAACTTATACAAGGAAGTGGTAGTGATATGACTAAAAAAGCTATGGTATCTTTAGCAAAAAATGGTATTACATCTATGCTACAGGTTCACGATGAATTAGCTATATCTGTTGAAGAAAACGAGTTAGAAAAAAAAATTAAAAAAATTAAAAA